AATCGGGAAGAGAAATGAAACTCATAACAGAACTATTAGATCATGATTTAAATATACTGAGGGAAGCTAAGGGAAAGGGCCTTTATATTGAAGGTGTTTTTATGCAAAGCACAGTTAAAAATAGAAATGGTCGTATCTATCCTAAGGACGTAATGTCTAAGGAAGTAAAACGTTTTGTGAATGAAGAAATTAAGAATAAAAGAGCTATCGGGGAATTAAATCATCCACCTAACCCAACAATAAACCCAGAGAGAGCATCTCATCTTATCACATCTCTTGAAGAGAATGGTAATGATTATATTGGTAAGGCTAAGATCTTAGATACACCAATGGGTAATATTGTTAGGGGTTTACTTGAAGGTGGTGTTAAACTTGGGGTATCATCTCGAGGATTAGGATCACTAACTAAGAAAGGTGGTGCATCTGTGGTTGGAAGTGACTTCAAGTTAAGTACTATAGATATTGTAGCCGATCCATCGGCTCCTTCTGCATTCGTTGAAGGAATAATGGAAAATGCTGAATGGGTCTACGATGATGTCCTTGGATATCAGAGTATTCGGAATTCTATTAATAAAACACCTTCTAGACATCTTGAAGAAAAGAAGATAGAAGTGTTTCGTAATTTTATAAATAATCTATAATTAACGTAATTGTAAAAATTTATAAATAATTATACATATTATATGTTTACATTAGGAGAAAACAATGGATCAAGCTAAAACTGATGATCTTGAGTTAGAAATAACTGAAGAAGAAGTCATTACAGCTGCTGAAGAAATTGTGGAAGAGCTAGTTTCTGAAAAGAAAAAAGTTAAAGAAGAAGATGACATTGAAATCAAAGCCGATGATTCTGACGAAGAGGAAGAAGAAGAGGAAGAAGATGAAGATGATTCTGAAGTTGAAGAAAAGAAAACTGTAAAGGAAGATAAAGTAGATATGTCAGCTGATGTAGACGCACTTCTGGAAGGGGAAGATTTCTCTGACGATTTTAAACTTAAAGCTACCACAATCTTTGAAGCCGCAATTGGTGCTAAATTAGCATCAGAAAAAACTTTATTAGATGAGCAATATCAAGCTATATTAGATGAAGCTACTCAAGAAATTGAAGAATCACTAACAGCTAAAGTTGACCAATATTTAACATATGTTGTTGAAGAATGGGCATCAGATAATGAGATTGCTATTGAGCATGGTATTCGCTCAGAGTTATCAGAACAATTTTTAACTGGTATGAGAGATTTATTCGTAGAGAATTTTATCGACATCCCAGAGGAAAAACTTTCTATTGTTGAAAGTCAATTTGATGAAATCGAAGCATTAACTGATCAGATCAACGAAGTTGAGAAAGAGAAAGTTGCTTTAATTGGTCAAGTTAACGAAGCAAAGAAAGACCGAATTCTTTTAGGTTTATCTGAAGATCTGGCAGTTACAGAGACAGAGAAATTTAAAGAACTTGCTGAAAATGTAGATTTTGAATCAAGTGAATTATATGAAAAGAAACTCTCCATCATTAAGGAAAAATATTTCCCCAAAGATGAAAAGGTAGCTAACATTGAAGAATCTATTCCTTCAAATGTTACTCCTGAAGTGAGTAATAATATGGCTGCTTATATGGCAGCAATTTCAAAAAATAAATAATAATCCATAAGGAGAAACACAATGTTCCAAACAGAACAATTGAACGAAAAATGGCAGCCAGTTCTTGAGCATGCTGATCTTCCTGAGATCACTGATAGCTATAAGAAATCTGTTACTACAGTAGTTCTAGAAAACCAAGAAAAAGCTTTTCGTGAGCAAAACAACCTTCAAGAAGCAGCACCTGCTAACGCAACTGGCTCTTCTGTTGCAAATTGGGATCCAGTCTTAATTAGTTTAGTTCGTCGTGCAATGCCTAGCTTAATCGCTTATGACATCGCTGGCGTACAACCAATGACTGGTCCTACTGGTCTTATCTTCGCTATGAAGTCAAAATACACTTCACAAGCTGGAACAGAAGCTCTATTCAATGAAGCTGATTCTGATTTCTCTGGTGCTGGTACTCAACTTGGTAACACCTTGCAAGCTAATACTGATCCAAGCGTACTAAATGACGGTGGTACATACACAAGTGGCGAAGGTATGTCTACTGCACAAGGCGAAGCTCTTGGCGATGCAAGTAATAACTACTTCCCAGAAATGGCTTTCTCAATCGAGTCTACTAGCGTAACTGCTAAAACTCGTGCATTGAAAGCTGAGTACACTATGGAATTAGCTCAAGATCTTAAAGCTGTTCATGGTCTAGACGCTGAAGGCGAATTAGCTAACATCCTAAGTCAAGAAATCTTAGGCGAAATTAACCGTGAAATGGTTCGTACTATCTACACAAACGCTGTTGAAGGTTCACAAGATGCAGCTACTGCTGGTACAATCGTTGCTGCTGATCTTGATGGTCGTTGGTCTGTTGAGAAGTACAAAGGCTTAATGTTCTGGATCGAAAAAGAAGCTAACCAAATCGCTATCGCAACTCGTCGCGGTAAAGGTAACATCTTAATCTGTTCTAGCAACATCGCTTCTGCATTAGCTATGGTCGGTAACTTAGACTTCGGCGGTGTTTCTGGTAACATCTCTGGTTCAGTTGATGCAAGCGGTAACACTTTCGTTGGAACTTTAAACGGTTCTATCAAAGTTTATGTTGATCCATACGCAACTGGTACTGACTACTTCGTAGTTGGCTACAAAGGCGCATCTCAATATGACGCTGGTATCTTCTACTGCCCATACGTACCATTACAAATGGTTAAAGCAGTTGGTGAGCAAACGTTCCAACCTAAAATCGCATTCAAAACTCGTTACGGCATGGTTGATAATCCATTCGTTACAGCTGGTGCAGGTAACAACGTTTACTACCGTCGTACTAACGTTACTGCTATCTAATCTTAGCACTAACAGTACTATAAGAGAGGGAGTCTTCGGACTCCCTTTTTTTATTTCTATTATAAATAGTATTATATCATAATAGGTTAATACTATGAATCCATATAATAATTCACATTTTAAGTTTGTTAATAAATCCTTCCCTGAAGTTGAGTTTGCCTGCACCTCAGTATCGATTCCATCCATAACCTCAAGTGCTACAACCCAAGTATCAAGGTACTCTGATATAAAACACCCAGGGGATAAATTAACATTCTCACCCCTAGAGTTAACATTTCTAGTAGATGAGGAACTAAAGAATTACCAAGAAATAGCTTCCTACCTCATTAATCTTAAGGACACTGAATATGCTGATCTTAAGCATTCTATATCAGATTCTAAGATATTAATACATAATTCCTCGCACAAATTGACTGGCACTTATACATTTAAGGATTCATTCCCAACGGATCTATCTGCCTTAGAATTAACTTCAACTGAGAGCGGTATCACATACCCAACAGCAACTGTAACCTTTGAATACACCTCCTTTGATTTCGTCAGAGCTTAGGGTTTACAATTATGAGAATTTGTTATATAATATGATTAATTAAAAGTAATAATGAGATGAATATATTATGGATCTTGACAAAATCGACATCACCAAACTGACTATAGAGTCTGCAGAGACACCTTTAATTTATTCAAAATATCTCAATCAATATAATGAGATCCTTGCTAAATTAAAATGGAAGAGCATGGAATATGATGTTCTTTACTTAGAAAAATACAAATACTATTTAGGTAAAGCCCCAGCTGAAGTTTACTTAGATAATCCCCTACCAGAAAAGATATTAAAAAGCGATGTGAATATGTACATCTCTGGTGACCTAGATATGATAGATCTCAAGAAAAGTCTCGTCGGATTAGAAATACAGGAAAAGGATCTAGAGAGAAAATTAAAAGAAATAAGCTCCAGATCATTTCATATCAGAAATATCATTGAATGGGAAAAATTCCAAGCAGGATCTTAGCGCAATTATGGATTATATAACAAACAACAAATCAAATATAACAATAACAAAGAAGAATGATGTATTTGTTCACGTGCTCTGTGATAGAGGTATAGCACAAGAATTATCAGATCATTTCACCTTTGAAATCCCTGGCGCTAAATTCATGCCAGCATATAAAACCAGAGCATGGGACGGTAAAATAAGATTATTTAATCTTAAAACAAACCTAATATACTACGGTCTAAAATATGAAGTAGCCAGATTCGCTGAAACTAGAGGTTACACATTCTCATTATTCGACGAATCAAATGATATAGATAAAGGGGATTTGGAGGAATTCATCAAATATCTTAATATACCTCTAGAGCTCAGAGATTATCAGGTCTCATCAGTATACCATAGCATTAAACATAATAGAGCTCTTCTCATATCTCCTACAGCTTCTGGTAAATCCTTAATAATATACATTCTAATTAGATATTATCTTCTTAAACAGGATAAAAAGATATTACTCCTAGTACCTACAGTATCATTAGTATCACAAATGTATAAAGACTTTGCGGATTACGGTCTCGATGTCGAGAAGAACTGTCACATGATAACAGGGGGTAAGGATAAGAATTCTGAGGAACGTATATACATTTCAACCTGGCAATCAGTATATAAAGAAAAGAGACCATACTATGATCAATTTGGTACTATTATAGTAGATGAAGCTCACCTTGCAAAGGCAACATCACTTAAATCAATTATGGAAAAATTACCTCTTTGTCCATATAGATTCGGTTTGACTGGAACTCTTGATGGAACAGAATCAAATAAATTAGTCCTATCTGGTCTATTTGATGTACCTAAGAAGGTTGTCACGACTAAAGAATTAATTGATGCTGGTACTATATCTAAATTGGCTGTAGAAGCTCTTATATTAAACCATACAGTAGAGGATAAAAAGATAGCTCGCCGAATTAAAACCTATCAAGAGGAATGTGATTATTTAGTATTGAATAAAAATAGGAATCAATTTATATCCCGTCTAGCTACTTCATTGAACGGTAACACACTAGTGTTATTCCAATATGTGGATAAACATGGTATTCCTCTATGCGATCAAATAAAAGAGTTAACTGAAAAGAAAGTTAGATATGTGTCAGGTAAGGTTAAAGCAGATGAAAGAGAAGAAACCAGAGCTATAGCTGAAGATGAAGATGATATTATAATAGTAGCATCATATCAAACATATAGTACTGGGATTAATATAAAGAATCTTCATAATATCATATTCGCATTCCCAACAAAATCTCAGGTACGTGTACTACAAAGTATTGGTAGAGGTCTTAGATTACACGATTCAAAGGATAAGTGCACTATATATGACATATCAGATGATATCAAGAAAGGGAAGAAAAAGAATTATACTCTTGATCATTTCTATGCTAGATATGAGATCTACAATGAAGCCGAATTCCCTGTCAATGTGAGAACAATTAATTTATAGTTTACAATTGTAAGTTAATATATTATAATATAAAAAGTACAAGAACTAATAACAATCGTCTGAGTCAAAAGCTATCGGATTGCAACGGCTACCATTGGAACCTCTGTTCTAATGCATCCATTCATTGAGCTAGTACAAGCAAGATATGATAAAGAAATCGAGTCGGGGCATTAGAACGTTCACTTCGTTCACTAAACGATTCTACATAATACGAATGTGCAGTCGAGTCCACTTAAGATTCCTGAATAAACAGGGACTAGGCTAACAGGAAAAATAATTTTTTTATTGACGTAACCTGTCTTAATAATGTTGTAACTTTTTAGAGGAAAAATATAATGCCAAAAAAGAAAAATGATCACTATGTTAATAATGAAGAATTTCTAGTAGAAATGACTCAATATAGAAAAGAATATGATACCTATCTTGAAAATAATAAAATAGGAGATAAGCCTACTGTCTCTGATAAAGCAGCATTAGGTTTTATTAAAATTGCTGAAAATCTAGCTACTAAACCTAATTTTAGGAATTATACCTACAAAGATGAAATGATCCTAGATGGTATAGAAAATTGTGTAGCATATGCTCATAACTTTAATCCAGAGAAATCAAAGAACCCATTCTCTTATTTTACACAAATAATTTATTATGCCTTCATTCGTCGTATACAAAAAGAAAATAAACAAAGAGATGTTAAAAAAGGTATAGTTCATAGATCAGATATATCCCAATTATTTGATATTGATCTATCTGATTCTAACTCTGAGATACAAGAATATATGGACATTATTCTTAAGGATTATTTTAAATGAAAATAGCTTGTGTAACTGATCAACACTTTGGGGCTAGAAATGATAGTCTAGTCTTCTCTGAGTATTTTAAATCATTTTATGATAATATATTCTTTCCCTATTTAAAAGAAAATAATATCACGAGAGTTATTGATTTAGGTGATACATTTGATCATAGGAAATATATCAATTATAATATATTATCAGAGACTAAGAAAATGTGGTTCTCTAAATTAAAGGCCGAGAATATTGAACTTCATTGTATAGTAGGTAATCATTGCACTTACTTTAAGAATACTAATAGAGTTAATAGCATAGATCTCTTAACTGACCTATATCCCAATATAACATCATATAGAGAGATAACCTCCGTTAATATAGGTGGACTACCCATGTTATTCATTCCATGGATTAATCCTGAGAATCACGACTCATCATTGTCGGCAATCAAGAAGAGTAATACCTCCATAGCGTTCGGTCATTTAGAGATTAATGGTTTCCACTTAAATAGTAATATGAAAGCCAAAGAGGGATTAGACTCCCGGTTATTTGATAAGTTTGATAGTGTATACTCCGGTCATTTCCATAAAAAATCTGATAATGGGACTATATTCTATTTAGGAACTGCTTATCAAATTAATTGGAACGACTATGGAGAAGATAAAGGATTTCATGTCTTTGACACTGAAACATTAGAAATGGAATTCATAAGAAATCCATATACCATTTTAGAAAAAATATATTATGATGATAGTGATGTTAATTATGACGAATTCCCAGTAGAACCATATGATAGGAAGATAGTTAAATTAATCATAAAGGAGAAGAATGATCTCTATAAGTTTGATAGATTCCTATCACGTCTTCATAACGATATATCATTAGTAGACCTTAAGATTATCGAAACAAGTGAAGTCGATTATAGTACTGTCAATATAGATAAAATAGATGATACCCAATCCTTGATCTCTGATTATATAAGAGGTCTTGAAGTGGATGGAATTGATAATGATACTCTATCTAGTAAAATGAATAATTTATATACGGAAGCTATGGATTTAATATGATTAGGTTTAAGACATTGAAATGGAAAAATTTATTAAGTACAGGTAATAATTTCCAAACTATAGAATTAGATAAAAATAATAAGACCATGATCCTCGGTAAAAATGGTCACGGTAAAAGTACTATGATTGATGCCATCACCTTTGGATTATATGGTAAACCATTTAGATCTATAAGGAAAAATAATTTAATTAATTCTGTAAATAAGAAAGATTGTGTAATTGAAGTACACTTTACCTCTGGTGCTCAGAATTATAAGATCATTAGAGGTATCAAACCAAATATCTTTGAAATATATTGTAATGACGAATTGATCAATCAAGATGCTAAGATAAGAGATTATCAAAAGTACCTTGAAAGAAATATATTGCACATGAATTATCAAACCTTCACGCAGGTTGTGGTACTAGGATCTTCTTCCTATATACCTTTCATGAAGTTGTCAACATCTCATAGAAGAGAATTAGTTGAGGAATTACTAGATATTAAGATTTTTGGTTCAATGAATCTCTTAGTGAAAAATGAATTTAGAGATATTACTGAGAGGTATAAAGAATTCTCCCGCGGTGTTGATCTCCTAGAGGAAAAGATTAAAATGAATAAGATTAATCTTAAATCCCTCATTCTAAGAAATGAAGGATCTCTAGAGAAAAATGAGAATAGATTAAATGAGAATCAGAGAAAAATAGAGGATCTTACCTATAATGTAAGAAGATTAAGAACTATTAATGATGACCTACGTAACTCTATTGGTGATGTTCTCCTGGCACAGAAATCAAATAAGAAGTTATCGGTTCTTGAAGGTCAATTGGAAAATAAATTAAGAATCCTTAGAAGATCTATATCATTTTATAATGAAAATGAATCTTGCCCAGAATGTGAGCAGGATATTGATGGGGATTTTAAAGATTTAGTACTATCCGATAAAGATAAATTGGCATCTGATCTTGAAGATGGACTCCAAAGATTAAGAGGTGATTTAGAAACTTCCCAAAAGATTATTGATAATATAATAGCAATTGAACTTGATATATTAAATAATGAATCACTCATTAAAAGCAATGAGACTATGATCAAATCATTGAGTGATGTGAATGAGGAGATTGAGAAAGATATTACGGAGGATAAGAATGAAGAAGATCTAGTTACTGAGTTAAGAGAAGATATAAAGAAAAAAGAAAATACATTGGGGGTATTAATAACTAAATTAAATGATAGTATAGTAGAGAAAGAGTACTTGGGAATAATGAAAAATATATTGTCTGATGAGGGGGTTAAATCCTCTATCATTAAGAAGTATATTCCTTTAATAAATAAGACTATCAATTCTTATCTATCTAGTATGGAATTCCATGCCAGATTTGAATTAGATGAAGAATTTAATGAAACAATATATTCCAGATACGTAGATCAATTTAGTTATGCCAATTTCTCTGAGGGGGAGAAACAGAGAATTGATTTAGCACTACTATTCACTTGGCGATTGATAGCTTCGATGAAAAATAGTGCTAGCACCAACCTTCTTATAATAGACGAGATCTTTGATAGTTCCCTTGATGATAATGGAACAGAAGAATTTATGAAGATCCTATATACACTAGAGAATGAAAATGTCTTTGTCATATCGCATAAAAATCATATGGCTGAGAGATTTGATGATATTATAACCTTTAATAAAACCGGTAACTTTAGCAGGAGAATTTAGTGATAGAATATATAGCAATCGAGTATATTGCATACACCATAATAATAGCACTAGCAGTACGATTTTCATATAATGCTGGGGCCAAAGAAGGTATGGAATTTGGAGTTAATTATTGTCTAGATAATCTAGAAGATCTTGGTATAATTAATGTTGAAATCGATAAGGAAGGTAACGAAATCGTCACAGCAAAACACTCAGATAGTGCTCAAGGTTGATAATGGAAAGAATTATTGAAGTGACTATTGAAATCCCTATGGCGTCTGATCCAGTAAAATATGAAGTTGATGACATCACAGGGCAACTATATTTAGATAGATTCCTAGATGTAGCTATGTATTATCCCACAAATTATGGATTTATACCCGACACCTTAGCCCCAGACGGTGATCCAATTGATGTATTGGTTATATCCCCATACCCACTTATATCCGGAGCCATAGCTAGATGTAGACCAATGGGGGTATTAAGAATGCACGACGAAGACGGTGAAGATAATAAAATCTTAGCAGTCCCTACTGATAATATGTATCTATCGTGGAATGATATAGAAGATGTACCTCGTCGAACTCTTTCTCAGATAAGACATTTCTTTGAGCACTATAAAGACCTAGATGCTGATAGATGGGTTAACGTTATAGGATGGGAATGCGCAACGAAAGCTAGAAAAATAATTGAAAAATATTCAAAATAAATGTTTACAAGACCTCTATACTACGGTATAATGAACTGTAAATTAAATTAATTGAGGATATATTATGAAAGAACAAGAAGTTAATAGAGAAATTATTGAAGATGTTCTTAATAAAATGGCTTCGGATTATGCTACTTGGGCACAAAGAGCCCAGGAAATTGCACAATATAAGCACAATGAAAATAAGGTATGGGCTCATTGGTATGACGAATATAAAGTAAAAAGTACCTTTAAAGTTGGAAGGAACTACGTTAAACTTATTCATGATGGATCAGCAATTGGATTTATCGTAGTCTCAAAAAAGGATAAGATGTTCGAATATGGAGACCTTCTTAAATCAGCATCTTGGTCTGCTCCAGCCCGTAACTACTCCCGCGGAAACGCACTAACTAATATGCCTAAGGCTATTCAATGGACAGGAATTCAATAATTTTTGAAAAAAGTTGAAAAAAATGTTTACAATTGAGTTAGTATTTGATACAATGGTAGTGTAAATTAAATATTGACAGCACTGATAGCATTAAGAGGAACCTATATTATGAATAAAATTGAAAAAATTGTCGATCATCTTCAAAGTCAAGACCCAAATAAGACCCAATATACCATTGGGGAATTAGATGCTGCAGCCATCGCAACAGGACATAAATCTATGGGTCCTACAGTCTCTAAGTTATCTAGAATAGATAGAGGTCTATATGATATAACAGGTGTAATAGTTCCAATATCAAAGAACTACGATAAACCTCTAGAATCTGCACCTACTCTAGCTCGTGAGGTGAGAAAAACAGTTCTAGTCGATGAATTTAAAGCTTCTTATATACCTCAAATTGATGGGGACTTTGTTAAATGGGGGGCTTATAAAGACGTACTTAAGATCGTCAAATCAAGATTCTTTTACCCAATCTTCATTACAGGATTAAGCGGTAATGGTAAAACTATGATGGTTGAACAAGCGGCAGCCAACGCTAAACGTGAATTCATTCGTGTTCAGATTTCGCCTGAAACAGATCAAGATGATTTGATTGGTGGATTTCGTCTGGTCGATGGTGAAACTGTTTTTGAAAAAGGACCAATTGTCAAGGCAATGGAACTTGGTGCTATTCTCTTGATTGATGAGATTGATCGTGGATCCAATAAGATTATGTGTCTTCAAGGGGTTTTGGAGGGTAAACCTATTCTCATTAAAAAAACTGGTGAACTTATTGAACCTAAAGAGGGATTCAATGTTATTGCCACCGCAAATACAAAAGGACAAGGTTCAGAGTCTGGTAAATTTAGTGCTGCTACTATCATCGATGAGGCATTCCTAGAAAGATTCACTATTACAATTGAACAACCTTTTGCTTCTCTTGCGACGGAAGAAAA